CCTCTATTTAAACCAGCAAACGGCCACCATAAATCATAATCTCTTTCAGTCATAGCAAATGCTCTAGCTACATGATATACTGGTGTCATCCAAATATATTTACCTGTAAATGTATCATATATTTTTGTATAAGGTTCATAAAGAGCAGCATACATAGTATTGTAATTATGTGTTCCATTTCGCATAGCCTTAGCTTGTGTTGATGTAACATTATCACCATTATCTAAGAAACACATACAATCTCTTCTGCTTTCACATAAAGCAACAATAACATCTTTAACAGGTGTTGGATAACCACCATCAAAAATAATAGAAAATTGTAAAACATCTGGATCAGAAATATCTCTTAAATCATCACCAGTAAGTGGATTATAAATACCATAACCAGTATAACCAGCTGCTAATAAACTAATAACAGCAGGATCTGTATTATTTAAATAGCCATTGTGATCATATATATTTGTAGAACCAAAAGAACCACCAGTCAAATATAAATTACCAGTGAATGGAGCAGCAAAATCTGTTGCTTTTGCATGTGCTGGTAATAAACTATCAGATACAACAGCACGTAAATGTTGACTATATCTTTCTAAAACATATTCAATGAACATACTTTCACCAGACATATCTCTAGCATCTCTATCAAAAGAAACAGTAAAAGATTCTATTAAACTATCAAAAGTATAACCATCCATTTTCTGGAAGATGTCTAACATATATGTATAATCATAATCACTACCTGTTCCGCTAGTTGCTGTTTTAGTTAATTTAATACTTAAAGCATCGTAAGCAGGACCACGACCCGTAGGATAAAATAATACATCCGCAATATTTGACACTAACAATGTTTTCATTTCACCCATACTAGCAGGGCCTGTACTTAATGTTAATGTATGCGCTTCATTTAAAACAGGATCGTTTTTTAAACCAAAACAAGAATATTTAGCATCATTAGGCATAACACGCATAGTATATAAACTACCCAATATAGTTAAATATTGCATAGCCACATACCAACCCTGTCCATATTTAACAGGATCACCTTTACCATATGTTTCAATAAGATCGTTCACGGATGTTGTTAATCTTACTTGATTATCTGGACCTTTTTCTGAAAAGAATGCTATATAACCAATAGCACCAGGTAAAGGTTGGATAAAGAAAGAATTATCAACAATAGTAGTATATACGCCTGGAAAGATATTTGTTGCCATTTCTGATTACCCCCAATATATATTGAATTAAAGTTGCTTGGGATAATAGAAATAATAATTATAATATAATTAACCTAAGAATGAAAGACCTCTAACACTAAGTTTTTGCCAATCTTGATAGCTTTTAACTTTACCATCAACATATTCCGCAAATAAACTTTTTGCTAAAGGTTCTGATGTTACAAATAATTCACGTAAAACAGGTGTTGGATAATAATAATCAAAAACATTTACTGTATTTATTTTATCATATGCATCTTTATATGCTTGTGCTGATGTAAAAGACATTTCACTTATATCTAATATGTTTTGTAATCCTTGTTGGCATGAATTATGTAATCTATCTTGTCTACACAATTCTGGTGCTCTTCTAGTTTGATTATATGATAAAATTTTTACATCATTTGTAAATGCTCTAAACCATCTATTATAAATATCTAATGATGGTTGATCCAAACCACTTTCTGCTAATTTTGGTTCTATTTCTGTTTTATTAAAATGTATAAAATTACCTAATATATCATTTATTGTTTTTGAATGTATTGTTACTCCGTGTGTCATAGGTATTTCAAATTTTTCAAATATTAACCATAGATAAGGATAATATAATAACAACGCTGCTTGTCTAGGCATCGTTGTTAAATTATCACTAAAATAATATAATGATCTATATAAAAATTCTATATACCATTGTTTTGTTTGTGGATGTTTTATAAGTTCACCACGTTGATGTCTATTATAAATATGTATTCCATGATATAATAAAGCGCCTATTATCAAACCAATACCACTTCTAGCTAAACCTTTAGTATATTTTTCATCACTTAATAATCCTGTTTGATTGCGTAAAAAATTAATAAATTTTAATGTTCTAGTATCTTGCATAACAATATCTATTACTGATGGAGAGAGATATATAATATTTCTATCCATATCATAATATACACCATATGGGACATTTTGATTACTATAAGAATCTGTTTTAATATTACCTTCTTGTATTTGACCTTCTATAATATCAGCCACAACAGGTAATATAATTTCATGTTCAGACATCTTACGTAGGAGTGTTACAAATCTATTAATATTTAAACTTATCAAATCACTCCCTCCAACCTATCCAACTAATTCATAAATTGTAGTTGTAGTATCTTCAATAAATGAAAAATACTTATCTTTATCAATTAATGAAGTTAATTCATATAAATCATTTATATCTTCATTTGTTTTTGAATCCATTTTAATATTATTATTTTTACATAAAATTTCTATTTGTTCACCAGTATCCGTTTTCCAACACCAATCAAGTATATGAATTTTTGAAGAATATAAAAAATCTTCTATACATTGATCTCTTTCAATATTAGAACCTGATACTAATGTTTGAAACGTTTTATGAAATATATTTGGTGTATATTTTCCTAAACCTTTTATAACCACTTTATTTTTATTTTCTTCTAAACCAATCATAATAGGATTATTCCATACTAACCATTTATATGTTTTTGTAGTTATATTGCCATAGACATCAAAAACGTGCGCTTCTTTTAATGATGTTTGTAAGTACGCACCATCAACTTCTGTTTTTATTATATCGCCTAATTGATTACTTAAATATAAAACATCATCATAAACAGTTCTTCTTAATTTTGCTAATACTGTTTTACCAACTAAGTTTACAATAATATTTGTTAATGTGTAATTGTATATGAATTTTTTAGCTTTTAATGGTAAAAATAATTTTGATGCTTCATTACAAAATTTTTTAATAATATTAAATATATTTTCATCTACTATTTTTGGTAGATAATTAGTAAACGCTCTTTGAAAATCTATCTTCATAACATTAAAATAAATTCCACTTTCCGTATTAAAAAGAGGTGTTTTATAATTATTATTATCTTCTTCATCTATATTCTTCTTATTTTGTTTAATATATTCCCACAACATATTATAATAAGTTAAATAATCATTTAACATTTTTTGTGTAATATCATCAGACACATTCCAATTATAATAATATGATAAATCTGTATAAAGACTTGATAAGCACACAATTTTATTTGTTCCGCAAAGTTCACGAAACAACTGGAATATATTAATAACAACACACCCTCCTTTAAATCAAATCTTCTATTTGTGTTAAAATATCTACTTCCTGTCTAGATTTGTTCTGCTTGAAATTCATATACATTTCTAAATCTTCAAGATGTAAAGTTTTATTATCACCATACATTTTATCAAATTGAGCTATATTTGTTATAATAGAATTGTCTGTATCTGATTCTGATATTACAACATTACCAGCAATATCAATTTCATTATAATTATGTTGACGTTGAGCCACACCAAAATATCTTGTTAAATCATAATATGTAGATGCGTATTTTGCCCAACCCATAGCAAAACATAAGTCGTCTGGTTGTCCTTCAATTCTTCCTGAAGGTTTTCTTTCTAATCCAGCAGCTTCCATTTTTAAATTATAAGACATTATATTTTCATGATGTTCACTAATGGAAGAAAATATTTGTTCTATAACTAAATTTCTAGTTTGTTGTGAAGAATGAATACCATATTTTGCTTTTTGAATATCTGATAAATTTTTATCATCTTTTAAAATAATATCTTCATATTTTGTAACTAATTCTTCAATAGTTTGATTACCTACACCATTACGTTCTATAACCAAAACTTTATTAGGTAATAAATCTACAATTTGAGGAATATATTGATGACAAAATTGTTTAATAGAACATTTGACTTTACATTCTGCTACTTGAATTCCTGTTTCAAAACAATCTACATATACTGTAGAAAAATCCGTTCCATGTTCTGTAGCTGTATCTATTCCTACAACATAGCGTAATTTAGTTGATGGCATATCCCACCATTTTATATAACCATGCGGATATGATTTATCTATTATCGGTGATATTGCTTTTTGTTTATCTTGTATAATAGACATTATTTCTTGTTTAAATATAGAATCTTCTCCACCAACAAACATTAAATTATATTCCTGTTGAACTTTTTGATTCAAATTTTCTGGAGTACAATGTTCTTCTTCACATCTTTCTCTAAACCATTTTTCATCATATCCTGGACATTCCCACCAATAAATAGATACATAATGATATATACTATTTGGATTAGTAGACGCATCCATAACCATATTATAAAAACCTTCACCAGTACCAACACGCCCATTTGGTGTTGATGTGAATACAAAACCATATGGTATATTATATTTTTTAGCATTTAAAAATGTTCTAGATGTAGTTGGAAGTATAGATGCCATGTGAACTTCGAGCGGCATAAACGCGCACTCATCGACCCATACAAATAATGGACGTCTACCTCTACCTTTAGATGATTTTTTATCTTTAGGTTTATTACTTGCTTGTAATACAAATTGTGATCCATTTGTAAACTTAAATCCTTCTTGTTTAGTATCTGTTTCGAATTGAGGTTTTAACCATACAGGTAAATTATCTATCATATCTCTTATTTCACTTATAGTTTGTTTGCCTTGTGGAAGATCTCTATTCAAATGTAATATAACATAATTTGGATTAAATATCATTAACCAAACACAAACACCTTCGATAACTTGTGTTTTACCACATTGTCTAGAAGCCATTAAGACTAAACCATTTTTTTCTTGTTTATTCCATATATTATATAATGCTTCTGTTATTCTTTTTTGTGGTTTCCATAATTTTAATGGAATCATTAAATCAGTACCAATTACTGGAACTAATAAATATTTACCTAAAAAATATTCTAGACTTTGTGCGCATTTTGTATATTCTTCTATTATTTCTTGAGGTGTTTGTGTGATACTATTATTATTTATAATAGGTTGTTTTTTTGGTCTAGGCATATAAACACCTCCATCACATAAACATTGAATTTAACATTTGTATAAATTCTGGACGTTTATTATATATTAAAGATACAACGCATACTATTTCACTAGGAAATAAAATCTCTTGATAAAAATTAAATATTCTAGGAATCTTCATTCCACTTTGATGATAACAATAGAATAAAATTTCATTTAACATTTTTTCTATATGTGGATCATCATCAATCATTTTATTTAATACATATAAACATGTTTCTGTAAGTTTTTTATTTCTTTCATTTAAAATTCGTAATACTTTATTAAAAGAATCAACATTTCTTGTTTTTTCTGCTTTTAATAATTCTGTAGAATATTTTTCAGCAAAAAAATTGATATCTTCTTCAGTAGCATTTACATTAAATTTTTTACTAATTGTTTGAAAATATGTTTTAAAAAAAGGTAAAATATATTTATCATAAAATAATTTATGAAATAAATCTGAATAAATATACGCACACATATGACAAAGTTCATGTAATAAAATAGAAAATATTTTATCATCATTCCAATATTCATTTTCTTTATCATTAACAAAAACAAACAATTTTTCTTTTCTAGAAATAAACACACCCATAATATGTAATGCTTCTAATGAAGTATTTTGTGTTAATTTTTTATATAACCAATCTATGAGAGGACCTA